AGATGTTTTGTAGGACACTTGAGGACTATAGCATTGATTTAAGAGAAGGGAATTGAGATGAGTTTTGTAAAATTAGATAATGAACGGCAACAAATTGCAGATGATTTTTATAAGGTTGAAAATGAAATTTTGTCTACGATAGATAATATTATGCTTACTCTTTTTGAGACAAGAGCTGAATCTACAAGGTGGCTTTCAATAGGTAAGACTGATATCCAAAAAGGTTTTATGGCTTTACGTAAGGCGATAACAATGAATCAATTAGAAATTCCATCTGAAATTCCACAGGAAGAAAGCAATGACTGATCTAAATGAATACCGACAAAAGCCATTTGAGTTAACTGAAGACTTACTATCAGATATGACGCTCAATCAGAGCTTTGAACTGATTAACTATATTCAAGATATCGTCCAGGTTCGTGCTGATGAACTTAAAATTCACATGGCTAATGCTAAGAAACTATCTGAGTTTATGCAAAAAGGTCTTGAGACAAAAAAAGTTCATTAAATATATTGACAGCGTGTATAGTTTTAATTTAAAGTGTAATTGTAAACACATTGTGCGTGTATAAGAAGATTAGCAGCAAATATCCGGTTGTGTGATGTGTTTACGTTTATGTACATGTAGCTCAGTTGGTAGAGGGGGTATGAATGTTAACTTTTCAACTACATACTGAAAAGAAATGTTCTCCAGGGTCGTGGGTTCGATCCCCACCATGTACGCTAATTTCATATTAAGGAATAACTGATGCTTAAAAATTATGACGAACTTATTGATTTAATTCACAAGAATGATAGAAAAATTGAAGCATTTTTGAATATTATTAATAAAAAATTAATCGGAAGGTATTCTTTGGAGGATGATAATCTTGATAATGATCATTTGAATTTAACGCTTGTGCTTGCAAACCGGCAAGTTTATGAAAATAAATTGTATAATTCTGTTTGTAAGGAAACTAAGAAAGAGCAGAAGCAAGATACAAAAGCTTTGGATTTAATTAGCGAAAGAATGGATTTTGTTAATAATCAACTTTTTGAGCCAATTATGGATTCTTTTGAATCAGGTCTTCACCATGCAAGAGAGATAGAAATTATTTTTCTTAAGAGATTAAAAAATGTTCTATCCGAAGATTGATATATTAAATGATTAAAACAATTCAGACTAAGGCTGGGATTCTAACTCTTTTAGAGGATTGGGTGATTCAGGTTGGGAAACAATTTCGTCGTATGGTTAAATTAAGATGTTTTTGTGGAAAATATTTTATAACCAGAAAAGATACAATTAAGAATGGCATTAGAGTATCATGCGGATGTTTTAATCACCTTACAAAACATGGATACGCTGCTAAAAAACACAGAAATGCTAGTGGCGGAAGCCCCACCTATCAGTCATGGCTAGCCATGAAAGTCAATACAAGAGTAAGGTATGCCGAAAAAGGAATTAAAATCTATGACAAATGGAAATCATTTATAGGTTTTTTAGAAGATATGGGCGAAAAGCCTTTAGAGCACAAGTTTTCTCGTATAGATAAAGAAGGTGATTTCGAGCCAGACAATTATGTTACAAAAATTCTCCCCTGAAGAAATATTAAATTCCCTAGCTGAAGCTAAAGAATATCAGAAAACGCAAGACCATATACATTTTAGGATGTATGACGGTAAGCCGTTTAAACCAAATCAAAAACAATTAGACTACTTTGCAACTGGATTACATGCTAGGGAACGTGCTTTAATCGCTGCCAATAGGTTTGGCAAGACATTATCTGTTAGTATGGAAGTATGCGCCCATCTAACTGGTATCTATCCTGATTGGTGGAATGGATACCGTTATGACCGTCCTCTTAATGTTTGGGTGGCTGGCGTCAGCAATAAAGAGACAAACCAAAATCTTAAGGCTTATTATGTAGGCGATGTAAATAAGATAGGCTGGATACATCCAAGCTTAATCTTTGACCACAAGCCACTTGAAAACCTCTATCTCATTCGACATGTATCTGGCGGCATCTCAAAGCTCAGGTTTAAATCCTTCGAGCAAGGCCGTGAGGCTTGGCAAGCTGAAAAGGTTGATATTGTCCACCCTGATGAGGAAATGCCATATGACATCTACAGTGAAGCTTTAACGCGTACAGCAATTACAGCTGAGGGTGATCATGGCATGATTATGCCTTCACTTACTCCATTAAAAGGCATGACATTGTTTCTATTGCATTTTATGCAAAGAGAAGAAGGAGATGAAGAAGTTAAGAACGTAGCATCTGGCGAAGTTCATAATTCCATTGTTTATGTATCAGCAACACATGATGATGCTCCACATATTCCTCAAGAAGAGAAAGAGCGTCTATTAAAATCTTATTCTCCCCATGAGCGTGAAGCTCGCACAAAGGGCGTACCTTCCCTTGGTAGTGGTCTTATATATCCTATCCCTGAATCGCAGATTGTAATCAGTCCCATCAAAATTGAAGATCATTGGCCAAGATGCTTTGGCATGGACTTTGGATGGCATAATACGGCAGCTATCTTCATAGCTCTCGATCAAGACAATGACGTTGCTTATGCATATGGAGAGTATTTAGCCGGTCATTTAACGCCTCAGCATCATGCTTACCACTTAATTAAACAAGGTGCTGATTGGATGCCTGGTGCTTATGACCATGCCGGTGAAAGTGCTACCCAAGACGATGGTGGCAATGTCGTAGAGCTTTATCAACAAGCCGGCATTAGAAATTGGGTTCCTGCCGATAAGAGATCGGTCAATAAAGGAATTTATACGGTCTTACAACGCATGGAAACCGGAAAACTTAAAATATTTAGTACTTTAACCAAGACTTTAACAGAATATAGGATGTATGCGCGCGATGATAATGGTAAGGTAAAAAAAGGAAATGATCACTTAATGGATGCTATGAGATACGGTGTTGTCACAGGTTTACCAATTGCTAGAGTTAAGACTTCTACTCTTAATAAGTTTCGGATACCTACTCATCAAGATTCTGGTGGCGGTTGGATGAGGGTATAAATGCAAGAATTATCAGAATCTAGGCAAAAAGCTCTTACAGACGCTAAATTGCAAATGAACACTATGGGCGGCAACCTTCTTTATCAAACATGGCGTAAAGAAGCCATTGATAGTTTTAATTTCTATGATGGTGTTGGCCAATATAGTCCTCAAGTCATACAGAAACTTGGCATTCGTAAGCAAGATGTCGTTGTTGTTAACAAAGTTAGAAGTATGATTAACCAGGCTTCCGGGATGGAAATCAACACGCGTGGTAATTTTGCGTTTGCTCCTCATTCTTTTAGTGAACAAGAAGAGCAACTCGCTAAGGCAATGACCCATTTTGGGTATGCAATTCAAGAAAATCAAAATTATTCTTTTAAAGGTTCGTTAAGATGTAGGGATGAACTGGTTTGTGGCATTGGATGGTCAAGGACAGTTTATCAGAAAAATCAATTTTTCTATGATTATATTAATCCCCTTAACGTCATTTATGATGCGGATGATTTCTCCCCTCAGTTAGAAAATATGCGTGGCTTAATTTACATGCATTGGATGTCTCCTGATGATGTAAAGGTAGCATGGCCTAAATATGCAAAAATATTAGATACCATATGTCAAAATGATTTTAATGGCTCAGGTAACTTTACATCAGAATATTTTAATCGTAATTCGTCTTATATTCCTGTGAATAATATAGGAAGCAATGGCACAACTCTTCAGGTTAACGAATGTTTCAAAAAAGAAAAAGCAAACTTTTATTGTGGTCTTGATAAACAAGGGTACTATTTCGAAACATTTAACGAAGAATATGCAGAAAAAATAGCTAATAAGAAATCTGAGATTGAGGAAGAAGCTGGTACTAGGATTATGCGTACGGTCTTCTGCAATGATATTCTTTTTGAGTATGGTCCATTATCTCCTAATTTGCCTAACCAGAAGGACTACCCACTTATACCTTCTGTTTGGTTGCGCAGAACGTGCGATGGCGTTCTTGTGGGCTGGATGGAA